ATGACTCTGTCTTCTTCTGTGAAGTTGATGTGACTGAGGAGTACATAACTAGCTTCTTTAAGGAGCTGGGAATGGAAATGAAGGTTGATAACAAGACGAAGGACTGGACCAAGATCCACTTTTGCCAATGCATGCCCATCAATAGATCAGATGGGTGGACAATGGTGAGGGATCCCCAGAAAGTCATTTCAAAGACCACTGTCAACTGGAAATACTCAGACGTCAAACTCAGGCCGAAGTTGGTCAGGACAATATGCACTGGTGAACTTTTCTCTCATACGGTATCCCAATTTTGGATCCTTACTTTAGACGTCTCAAGAAGATCGCAGAAAGGTCCATGTCTCAGCGCTCGCTGAGGCGTGGGGGAGGCCTTCTGCCTTCAGATTACCTAGGTGAGTATCGATTAATGAGAGACCTACCCCGTGACTGGACAGTTGACAGGAATTGTCCAATCACACCACAGATTCGAGAATCGTTTGCGGAGTCCTTCGGGATACCCATCGGTCAGCAGCTCGCTGTGGAGGATGCGATTGAGAAGTGGGATTTTGACATCACGCAAGTGGGTCTAAATGTCACGGGGGTGGAGTTGGCACGCTGGCTACCTCCATTCCCACACCCAGAGCGCTGAGTAGTGACCAGCGCTCTGGAAACCGCAGTGGGGACCATCGGTGTGGATGGTCCGGTGCCGTAGGCGCGCACCCGGCCACAGCTAGGTTAATACCGGCATGACGGAAATAAAGGGCAATAGACTACCCACATGCACCGAGTCATTGGGTCAACGCGGGTAAAGGACCAAATCTTTCGAGAGCTAAACAAAATGCCAAGAGACTGCACGGCTCCTTCCTAGGTACCTCGTTGATGGACAGTCCCCTAGTCATGGGGTATCCAATACAAATGACAAGCTATTCCAATTTGATCGAAAGGCCATTCACAGCCACCCCTTCCCACATTCCGGACGCAGACGCGCAGAAGTGTGGGCTGGTCGTTAGTCGACTGACAACGACTTTCTCCCCCTCCAATCTTGCCGGTGCTACCACGACGCACACAGGCGGATTCCTAATGCAGCCCTATCCCAGTAACTCATTCACTGTCTTCAAGGACGTTGACGGCGCAGCTGTCAATGTTTCGGACTTGAATGTGTCTGGTACATCCATGATATCCTCCAGCTCTGTCCCTAATATGAGCTCCTTTGCGGCGAGCAATTGTCGCATTAGGTGTGTGGCTATGGGTGTGCGCATTACGTACCAAGGAACCGAGTTAAATCGGGCCGGTCGTATTTATGCGGGTACAGCTCCAATAGTGTTTCCTGCAGGTAGCGTCACTACTACGGGTACGGTTCTCTCTCCGCTGTCTACGACAGCTGGGGGTGTGCCGTCAAGCGTTTCGAATCTGAAAAGAATCCTGACAAACCTGTATACGCAACGTGTGATTGATGGAGTGGTTGAATTTCATTGGATTCCTAACGGCACGCCCAATTACTCTGGGTTAGATGCAGGGGGTGGTAGTAATCTGACCACGGCAACAACAGCGGGCGCTAAGGTAATAGACTCGCTTTACTCGACCACTGGTAGTGGTAACGGTTGTCCTCTAGGAACGAACCAATTGGTCGTGATGATTGAGGGCG